CGCCAGATTCCGGTGATGTGTACACCTTGATGTCAAGTGTGTCAAACAGTTGTCCCGGCACTGTCTCCTCTGGTGCGTAACTGGTGTCTGGGTTGACGAAGTCGTCACCCTCAACGATGATGTCGCTTGGTGCGTAGCCCAGCGCGGATCCAAACAAGCCACCCTGCACTATGCTGTCCAGCGTCCTGTCGTCCGTTGGTGTGAGCACCCCGTCATCATCGAAAGGTATGAACTCAACCAACGCGTTGGCGTTTGGCACATAACTGTTGCCCAATGTGTAAGTAGTGGTACTGCCGTCGCCCCTGAACACATCCGTTAATTTTGTCCTGGTGCTGTCATCCTCCGTGATGTATATCTGGTACACATCCGTGGATGCTGGTGCAGTGTCAAACGTGAATGTGGCCGTGGAGCCATCTGCCCTGAACGCCTTGATCCTGGAATCCCCGTAGTTGTCCCATGGGAAGTCGTACCAACCTGACCTGTCCCAGCCCTGTTCCTGTGAGAACAGCAGTCCGGTGACCATGGTTCCACCGTAGTCGACCCCGGACATCACTTGATCTAACTCGTTGCCCGGCATTCCAGAGCCTGGTGTGTAGAACCCTTTTGTCCTGTCCGCGGCGGTCAGTCCGGTCTCGTCTCCGTAGACCTTGTAAAGGTCTCCGATGTTGTCGTCGAAGTCGGTGGTTGATGTGAAAGCTCTGATTGCCTTGTACAATTCATTGTTGTATCTGATGAGATCATTGTAGGCGTAACTAGTGGATGCTGTCCAGTCCTGCACCCTAGAGGTGCTTGACACCCTGTCAAACTTGATCGTGGTGTCAAAATCTCTCACAAGGTCATTGTTCAGATTAGCATATGCTTTTGCGGTGTCCGTTGGGGTTGACCCGTCCGTCCTGCCTCCAGTTATCATCACCACAGGTGTGGTCGTGTAGTTGGCACCTATTCCAGTCACCGTGATCTGTGTTACGGCACCGTCCTGTGTGATTGCGGTGGCCGTGGCCGCAGTGTTTGTGGGTGTAACGTACATCTTGAACGTGCCTGATTTCGCACTCTGCGCCTCACTGGTCGAGGAGGCTGGTCCATAGAACGTGCCGGTGTAACCGTCAAAGGTGTAGGATGTGGTTGCTCCAGCACCACCGTTCTGTGTATCGTAGATCTCTGCCTGCTTGACGTCCGTGAACAACGGATAGTAATAACCGAATGATCCACTGGTAGGGCCAGATGAACTGGTTGCCTGTATCTGGAATGGGCCTGTGGATCCAACTGTTCCGCCTAGTATCGTGACGGTAGGCGCCACTTGGTATCCTGATCCTCCGTGTGTGACCGTTATCGACTGCACGTACTTCTTGTAATAGTCATACCACATCTGCCATGGGTACTGTGTGATAAGTTCCGAATCCCCACACCGACCACTGCTGTCAACGTTGAGAGATCTAATCTTGCCAGATATTGGACAGTAGAATGGTGGATTATCGAAGTCTGTGAATATTCCATCCTGTGTCTCTGTTTTGGTGTAGCCCAGTTTGTACTCCCGCAACTTGGTGTGGAACGGTTTGACCTCATTGATGTAGCTCTCAATCCATGCGTCTGTCCCTGAGGTGTATGTCTTCCTCTGATCCAGTGGTCTCACCGAGTTCTTGGCATTTATGAATGATGTCTTGAACATCCAGTCAACATAGGTCTGTTCTTCCAGAACCTTCCTGATCCCAGTGAAGAACAATGTATTGTATTCTACCGCAAGTTCATCGATGAATAAATCGTCCCTGAATGCCTGTAGCACCCTCCTGGTCTCTATGGCTGGTTCCTGGTCAAAGAAGTTGTCGTCAAAGTTGTCCGCTCCCGCGAATCCCGTTGCGTCCTGTGAGTAGTCATACAGTTTGGTGCTGATCCTGATGGTGCCATTCTCAGTGCCCACGTTTTCCCATCCTGCGGCTGTCCTCATGAACAGTTTCCATCCACCGGTGTCCGCTGAAGTGACTTTGACGTGTGAACCTATTGGTAGATCCAGCGCATCCAACTCGTACTGGAACGTGACCTGTTTGTCAATCCTGGTGTTCTCATCGTGTGTCATTGTTCCCTCGGTCTCGTACCAATCCGTGTAACTCCAGTAGGCGGATGTGTTGTAGGTCTGTATCTTGGTCCTTGACCATTCCGTGCCGTCCCATTGGTATATGGCCCAGAAGTTGTTGGCGGTCTCGTCCGCCCTCACCAGGTAGTTTACCGTTCCTGAAAGGTCCGCTGTGTTCAAGTAGGTCAGCTCCGCGTAGGTGTCGACCGCGCCATCCCATTCCCCACTCTCCGCCGTTGGTTCTGGTTCCTTTGCGTCAAGATTGTCCAGATCGATCTGTCCAACCAACTGATTCCTTTTAAGAACGGAATTGGCGTAATCTATTATCTCCTTAAGAGCTGAGAACCTGTTCACATACCAACTCTGTCTCGGCCTTGTGCTGTTGCCATATCTCTCGTTGACGGGTAGATTCACATCTGGAACTAGATCTCCGGCTTCGTTCTTTCCTATCAACGAATCCCACCAACGCTGTTCTATCTGTGTGCCAGGTCTGTAGTCCTTGTCGCCTTCCCTGGCCAACTTCCACACAGAGTGTGAGTCTCCCTCGAAATCATTGGTCCTTATGTCTACGTTCAGCACTATGTCATCGTTGATCAAATCATTGACGTTGTTGATGATCAATTTATCTGTGTCTGTGACCGAATAGTACTTGTAGTCAAATCGCTGTGGGTTCGTTATCAGATTTGAAACGAACGCCGTTGAGTTCTTCCTTGAAACCACACTGTTTCCAGGCACTGTTGATTTGTTCCTCACCCAGTAGTAGTAGTAATTTACGAACCTGTCCAACCTACTGTTGTACTTCTGCACAACTGTATATCTAGAATCATCTCCGTACGCGGCCGTACCGGATACGCCTTCGTTTGCTCCTTGTTGTGTGCCTGACCTGGTGTTCCACTGGCTTGGCAGTAGTGTTGACTCTGTCCATTCGTATATGTCGATGCTTGAACCCGGGAACGTCCGGCCCCAGTTGTTGACCTTGTACTCCTGAGTGTCCTGCTCATACCACAACCATTTGACCTGTGAAAGATCCCACCAGGTCTCACCCAGGTGTTCCTCGGTCCAAGGCGTCTTGGTGTTGGCACCGGTACCGAAGTTGTAGGTGGCCGGATCCCACGTGGTCTTGATGTTGATTTCTCGATCCGCAACTCCCAAAACCCTGCCTTTGATTGGGTCGTACAGATCGTAGTGATCTCTTATCTGTTTTGTCTTGTTGTTGAATTCAAAAGTCTTGCCCAGCTTGTTTATATCTATCAATGGTGTTTCTGTCACTAGGTTCTTCCAGGCGTACTCACCACTCACAGAGAGGTCAAAGCAAGATACTGTTCCGTCATTGGCTACCTTACTGCTACCGTCCGAGGCTGTGTTGCCGTCATCGTCGGGCGCTCCGACCAACACCGTGTTGTCGATTACACACACTCCTCGTCCGAAGTCGTCGTTCTCGCTGACACTGTCTGTGATTAATCGATCATCTATAACGAACCGGGTGTTGTACATTGTTGCCGTGTAGGCGCCTCCTGATCCTGTGTTAAGATCAACAAACACAGTGTCTTGAAGATCAAACGTTGTTTCACCTGAATCAAATTTCATCTCTCTGGCGTTCGCAAATTTCTCGGCCCCTATCACTAACCTCGTGCCATTTTGATTGATATCAAGTGTTGTGCCAAACCTCATGTTGTCTTGGGTGTCTGGGGCGTTTATGGTCTGCTGTAACGTGTAAGTGTTGGTGGAACCGTCGGCGTTCCACTTGTAGTAGTATATGGCTCCTCCATCTGGTTGTTCTGTGCCATCAACCCCTGGTGCTCCTATGATCAATGTTGTGCCATCTTTGCTCATAGCGATGCTTTCACCGAAAGCGGTGTTTACACTTGAACCATCACTGTCCACGCCCGTGATGGTCTGTGCCAGTGCTAATGAATTCTGTGTGCTACCATCGTTGCTCTGCGACGTCCTTATGAATATCTCCACCTTGCCGGCGTTGCCTGGGGCAACCGAACTCACGGCCAGTATGTCGCCGTTGTCGTTGGCCGCCAATCTGTGTCCGAACCTCTGTCCCGAACCACCGTCTGGTGCTTCTATGGTGTAGTCCTGCGTCCAAGTGTCGTACGTGGAACCGTCCGCACCTACACCCCAGGTGTACATATAGACCCTTCCGGTGTCATTGTTGTGTCCTGGCGCAGACACAAACATGTACTTGTTGGAATTGTACCTAGTAGATGATAGTGTTGGCTCTGAAATCTTGTGTGCCCAACCAAAATTTAGATTCTCATTGGCAGAGGAACCATCAGTTGGTGGAGTTACTGTGTCTAGTATGCCATACTTGAATGTTGTTGGATCCCACACATAGACCTTTATCAGTCCAGCATCTATCTGTCTCGTGCTACCGTCTTGGTCGAGTGTGTTGGTGTAGGGAGCCCCAGCAACCACAAAGTTCTCGTCGGTGCTGACGGACAGTGATTCTCCCAACCTGCTGGTGTTGTCATCATTCTCGGTCATTGTGCCGACAGACTGTGACTGAAGTACCGTACCGGCGTCCGCCGTGGTCCTGAAAAGGAAATGCACCTCGCCCTGTCCTTTGCCTGGTGCCGAAACCACCACCGTGCGTCCGTCATTCCTTGCGACAATCCTGTGTCCGAACTCCTGATCAGTGCTTGTTGAATCCGGTGAAAGTACAAGTGCCTGGGTGTATGGATCCTGTTTCTCATAAACACGCCACAGACCCGAACTGTCAGCGTCCGCAAACACCTTGTCTCCTTCTCGACCTATTGCGTCATCCTTGTCGTTGTAATCCGAGTAGCTCAACCTGTCATTGACGTTGTCCATCGAATCCAATCGCACAGAGATGAACTTGTAGATGTTCCCGTAACTGTCAGCGGTTGATCCGTCCGCAAGTGTAGGTATGAAAGCAGTGTTTCCCTCGAAATCTATGATAACAGTCCTGTGATCCGGCGTGCTTGAGACTTGGTACACACCATTCAGTGTGGTCTCTTCACTGTTGCTGATGGCAAAGTAATCCGCCTCTGCGATCGGTGTGGCACCTGATAGTCCATGGCTACCTGTGAATATGATCTCCAATTGGCTGGCATTGTTTATGGTCCTCAATGACGCTATCTTGAAGTTAACCACCGTCATCCTGAACACGTCCCAGTCACGATTGCTCTTGTTGGCCACCCAGATCAGGTCATTGGCAGTCACCCTGTTCACGTCAAGGTTGAACAGATCAGTGATGTTGAATGCTGTGTGTTGAACCTGTTGGATTTGTGGGTATCCGGCGGTCTTGTATACCTGTGCTGTGTCTCTGTCCACGCCCTCCTGTGAGTAGTCCAGTCTTGAAAAAGTATTTGATGCAGTGTATTCCACAGGTTTGTAGTACAGATCTTCCTTGGCCACGTACTCCGACCTAGCGTACTGCACACTGTCGTTGGTGGTGTCGAACAGCTCTATGCTCTGTGGATCTGCGGTGATCTCGTCGTCATTGAGTCTTATCTGTATGCTCTCCGTGGCGTCCGTGTTACCAAACCTACCCACCCTGATCATCCATTCAGGATACAGGTCTAGGTCTATGTCCTCACCTTCGTACTTGGCCTTGAGGATCTTGTCTATGGCGTTCTGTGTGCCCTTCTCCCTGATGTAGCCCTGGTAGAACTTGTACTGTGACACGTCATTGACGAAAAGATTCTCCAGGTAGTCCCTACTCTGGTAACCTATCAACCTCTGTGCCAACTGCTGTTGCGATTCGTCAAAGTTGTTGGTCTCGAGGTTGTAGAAATCATTAAACTGTGCGATCTTGTAGTCGAAGTTGGGTATCAACTGCGGTGCAGGCTTATCTGCTTTCAAAGTCCAGTTGGCTGAATCGAAGTCAGAGCCAGAATTATGATTGACTTTCGCAACGTAGAATTTTCCCTGATACTCGACGCTGTCTCCTATCCTGTAGTCAGTGTTGGCCAACCAGTAGGTGACCTGTGCCGCGTCGAACATGAATCCAGGAGCGTAGTAGTCACCGTTCCACCCTGCGGTCTTCCATCCCACAATTTTCAACCGTTGTTGTCTGAATCCCGTAAAGGGATCGTAAATTATGTCGGAGAATACAGTGCTGTTGTCGAACAACAACAAGTGTTCCTTCTGCACGGTGTTTAGAGCGATATTGTACAGTCCCACCTGATCTGATTTAATACTTATCTCAAATGTCTTGCCGATCCTCTTGGTTGAGATCTCCCTGATGTCTATCTTCCTACCTCCAGCATCTAGAAGTGAGTAGTCACCTGCTAAATTCCTCAACCTCCCAACTATGCTGTTGTTGGTATCCAACTCGAAGCCATCAGCGGCTGGAGATACCGTAACTGCAGATCCCGGAGCCCATTCCTGAGTGGTCCAGAACAGGAACTCCCGCACCGCGTTGGCCCAGTTGAGTGTCTCTTTTAGCTCATTGGAAAACTTGTTGAATCGGAACCCTTGATCTTCAAGCCAGTGCCCATAACCGAACAGGAAGTCCGCCACGTCCTGTATGGTGTTGAACACGTGACCGTACGGGATTGTCTGAACAGTTTCCTGGTAGGCGTTGTACTGGCTGACTGCCTGTGATCCCTCCACCGACACTGCCTTGGCAGTTGTGGTTTTCACAGGATAGTTGAAGTTGAAATAAGGCTTGGTTGTGGAGTAACCAAGAACCTTGTAACCACCCAACAGCGTTGATCCGTCACGGCTTACGTCTGTGTTCTTTTCGATCAGCACGCCTGAATACTGGAAACTCTCCACGGGATTTGACGTCCTGAACAGTATCTTGTAATTTTCATCAGGGATGAATTTGCTCCCTGACGTTGATCCCGGTGAAACAGAGTCGGTCAGGATCTTAATATTATCCTTGTCAGTGAAACCGCCCAACTTGTAGGACAACTGCACTGTGAGGTTCTTCATCTTGTCATAATAAAATGTATTTGGATCCAAGTTGCGTGATATGAGATAGTTGACCACGAAAGGTTGGTATCCCGCTGTCTGATAGCGCGTGGTAACACCTGTGTTGGTGTTAGTTTCGGTCTCTAGATGATACTTGGCAGTGGCCAGCGTCTTCCTGATGCCCGTTATGGTGTATATCTGATTGCCAGCCGTGTTGGTTGAAATCCTTGACGGATCAAAAAGGTTGCTGAAGAACTTGGCGGGTTTGGTCAGTGCCAGTGCCTTCATCACGGTGAACGGGTAGGCGCTGGATCTCCTCCAGGCTGTCTCAGCTGGTGCTTGATCCCCGAACTTCCATGCGGCCTGCCTTCCTGGAATGTCGAAGTTGTCCACCAATCCAGCGGCGATCGGATCTAGCAAGTTTCCTGAAGCGTCAACAGGAAGGTATGTGTCTATCTGTGGTTTGCCATATCTACCAGGCTCAGTGGCCACTCTATTCCATAGCACATCGTTGCCCGACGTGTAAGGTGCTGTGCCATAAGTTGCGTCCCAATCCGTTGGCTTTTCTGAATAGCCCAACATCTCCCATGGTCTCACGTGTGGGGCGTCAGTGTCGTAGAAGTATTTGTATATGCCCCTCCAGTGTCCTGGTAGGTTCTCGCCTGTGAGGCGTGCGGTCGACTTGGCGTAGTTGTAGGTGAACGGAGAGCCCTCCGTGAAAACGGTGTTGTTGATGTACTGCACGTTGTTCCTACCTGCCCATACATAGAAGTCGGGAGACATCACGTTGTCTATTTCTGCGAGTGTGTATTCAGTTGACGTGAAGGCGCTTGGCAGAACATCATGTATGTCAATTAGAGTGGCATCATGTTCGGTCTTTAGGTTGTTGTAGATCCTTTTCTCCAGTTCCAATATCAGATCATCACGCTCATCACCGTACGCCTTTATTATCGATCCATCATGTTTTCTAATTACAAATGTGCTAGTGATGTATGTGTCATCCGTGAAGATCTCTGGTTTGTATTTTGGATACATGCCCAACTTGGTGGGCGTCACTGGCATGTAACTGCCCGTGGTGTCTGCGTAGTCCTTGATCACTATCTTGTCACCCTCCGCCAACGTTGTCAAAACATTTATGCTGTCGTCGGTGGTGCTGAACGTGTAGTCTGTGCCAACCAACAACTGGACGTCATTTAGGTACACGTACACAGCACGATTACTCGGAGTGGTGATATCGTGTTGGGAATCTATTGCGTATTCTGTCTGCGATGAGCCTTGAACCGTATAGGTTCTAGTGGAGACGTTCTCGCCCCAGCCCACCATGTCCTCATAGAAGAATGGGAATGTGCTGTTGCGGCCTTGTGTGATGGCCACGATTATCTCGTCAACCCTGTCTGAGGCCACTCCCTCGTAGGCCGTGCCCGTGGCGTGCGTCAGGAATGAGTTATACCATTTCTCGTACTCCTGGTTCACGTAGTCTATGGCGGTCATCACGTTGGAGTCCTGGTCTATCAGGCCAAACACAGACGGTAGCAATGGTCCCTCGTGCTGGTGTATGGTTCCACCCTTAAGCCTCGCATCAGGGTTGTCCCTGAGGTTGCTGACCCCGGGAACGGAGCCCGTCAGATCCGAGTTCTTGTCGAAGATGTCACTGACGTGGTTCAACACCTGTCCATAGGTGAACGTGCCCAACTGTTGGTTGAGCGTGTTGGTCTCCAGGTTCTCTGGCACCTCGTATATGCCCTTGTCTGCTACCTTGTCCGCCGCGCTGTAGCCCGCAATACGGATCTGATCGTTGACAGACAGTTCGTCCGTGAATCTGATGTATCTGTTGGTCGTGCCATCCACTAGGGTGTAGTCTGTGCCCAGGGTCTTCCTGGAACCGTTCACCGCTACCGACACCTCAAGGTCCGTCAGTGCGGCCGAGTTGGCGTAGAAGTCTATGGGGAACAGCCTCTTCTCTGTGTCGTCCACTATGAACGTCCTGATCACCCTCTGTCGGCTCTCGTTGGTCCTCTTGATCCAGGCGCTCTTGCTGTTGTGCGTGGTCCTGCCCGTGGTGTAGTGTAGGTGTCCCTCCGCTAGATTCTTGGTAACGGTGGTTGTGCCGTCCTTGTAGGTGAACGTGCCTGAAGTGTGATCTGACTCGAACACTATGTCACCAACGTTGTTGATGGTGTTGTACTTGACCTTTATGCCCAGCACCGTGTCTGTTGGTGCCGTGTCTGATGTTGCGTACTTGAACACAGAAGCCCCGGCGAATGTGCTGTTGGGATACTTGATGGCATCGTCGAACGATGTGTGTTGGTTGTCAAACATGCCAAACAATGGTTGTTGGTTTACTCCGGTCTTCTGCTGTGCTTCTGTCCATGCCTCCGTTGAGGCGTCATAGTAGAATGTTTTGCCCTGGTTGACGGTGCCGAATTCGATGAACACACTGTCCAGATCGGCAGGTGTGCCGTCTGACGATTCCGTTAATGCTATTTTCTGTGTGGAATCTCCCGCGGTCACGAAGTTGACATCATATATCTTGTTCTTTACTATGGGATCCGTGTCCGCGGCGAATATCACCCGCATTCCATCCTGAAGTGCCAGTCCGTCCACGATGTAGCCCGTGGAGTTGACGACTTCGCTGAAAGCGTCCGTTGTCACTGTGTCATACAGTGTGACCGATCTCTTAGCCACCGTGCCATGATTGTACAGAGCTAACCCTGAGTCAAACTCTATGATTGGTCTCTTGGCCCTGTCTTCCTCGTAAAGGGTTGGAGTGAATCCACTGACCCTCGCGGTCTCCTCGATCACTGATCTGTGGAACCACCTGTTGTACCTGGACCAAGCGTTCTGGTCCTGTGAATCTCTCTTGATGGTTATGTAGTCTTTTGCCTCCGGGGTGTAGTATGCCAGTGCGTATGGACGGGTGTCATAGGCCACCGAATCGTACAGTATGGTCGTTTCTGTGGCGTAACTCCCTGGTGTTATCAAATCATCCACATCCGTAAGTGTTATGGCATCTCCTACGCCCTCAACATAGTACTCCTTGTTCTGGTACGCTGTTGGCACCAGACTGTTGGTGAACTTTATCTTCATGCCGTTGCTTAGGTCCAGCGTCCGCAGGCTGTAGTTCTTGACCCCCACTATGTCGTTCTCGACATCTATGGCCGTTGTGGCCTCTGCGTCCTTGATCTGAAGTATTCCGTACATGGCGTCATGATTGCCACACTGGTAATATAATGTGTCTGGAGCGCCCGTGGTGGGCACAGTGAATGTGACCACTCCCTCGTCAGCGCCATTGTTGGTGACACCTGTTGAATAAATCGTGGATGTGGAACCGTCCTCCGACACCTTGCTCTTGTAGGGTTCAGTCATGATCCAGAATGGGTGTCCTTGGGCGTCCACATTGAACCTGTATGTGTTGCCCCTGTACAGCGTCAGGATGGGATTGTTCTCGTTCTCCCTGTGCCTGAATTCATATGCCTGTTGACCCACGTTGGTAACTGTGTACTCCGCTACCGCGCTTGGTCCCACGGAATCTATCTCTATGGCACCAGGTCCCTCTGGTATCCAGTAGTACTCCCTGTAGTTGACCAGTTTGTCATAATCTATGGCTGGATTCCAACTGTACACCGTTTCCTTGTTAAGCCTGTCGTGGTTGTTGACCTTGCCACCTAGGTACCGGATCTGGTTGATGTAGTCGTCGTACGTGCCTGTGAACTTGACCTGGTCTTCAGGGTTCACGGAGGTTGTGTCTCTGTCTGTGTAGGTGACTGCGGGTTCAAGTTGGTAAGCGAACCTATCCCTGCTGGTGGCTGTCAGATACCTGTCATTGATATTCCTGGTGTAGGCGTCCTGTCGTCCTATGAAACCGTCCAACCTCTCCAGTGATCCTTTCTGCACCAACTGATCCAGTGTGCTTGACAGGAAACGCTGGTTTGTATCTGTCCTGTAGAATGCTGGTAGGTGCTGTACGGTGCGTCTGTATTCGTTGTCGCCCTGCTTTACTACCTCGTTATTGGTTAAAGCATTTGTGGGATTGTCCGCCATTAGTATCCTGCCCCACTACTGCCGGTGCTTGAACCGGAACCTGTTGTAGTAGAGCCTGATACCGCTGATCCTGTGGTGGTGTTGGTAGTGGCTGTTGATGTTGATGTGACCACAGTGCCGGACGCCACCAACTGGTTGGCTCCAAGCGCACTTATGATTGACACATCATCAACGGTGGCCCCACTGATGAAAATCTCGTCTGCCGCCGAGTCTATCTGGAACAAGGACCCAAAGCTCTGTCCGGACTGGTTGGGCACTATGACCGCGGTCAGTAGGTCAGGTGCCAGTTCGTTGTGTATGTAGGCGGCCAATTCCGTGAAATAGAAACTGTCCCCGAAGTCCCAGTTGTCCAAGGCGAAGAATTCATTTATGGCCTGGATGACCCTCGTCTTGATGACCGCGTCAGTCACGTTGGTTTTTGGATTCTTGACCACCTTGAACGTGGCCTGCAGTTGCTCATCGGCGTAATCTCCAAAGAGTATTTTGTACTTGACTGGATGATACACAATTTGGTCCGAAAGGCTCTTGAGGGGATTCAACACCCCTGAATAGTTGATCCTCAGTTGATCCGAAGTCGATGGTACTGGTATTGTGCCACCATCCTGAAGCCATATCCTGAACAGGTTATCGTATGTCCTCTCCAACAGGTACACGTCAACTATGTTAGACACGCTGGGATCTATCCTGGTCTCCTGTCCGGCATTGTGTTTGTATTGGAAACTGATCGAACTCCTGCCCCTACGTGCAAGGTAATCTGTTGTGGTCGAAAGGGTGTTGGTCGTCGCACTGTAAGATTTTATCACGTCCTCATCGGCGGCGTAGAAATAGAACAACCGACCATCGGTGTAGGTGGCTGTGTTTAGGTCTATGTCCGTTTCGTTTTCTGTGACCACGAAGTTGGTGGCCGCGTAGGGCCTGTATCTCTCGATGTCATCATATGATGTGTACTTCTCGAAGAACACGAATTTCGTGCTCTCTGACAGCGTGGGCTCTACCACTATGTCGAATATGTCAGGGTTGTCCACGACACCGTCATCATCATCGTCATAGAATCCCACCTTGACCTTCCTATTGTCCTGGAAACCGTCCGCCTCCGTTACAGTGCCCACCACCTGCCAGGTGATGGGATACCCTATGCTGTTGCCCGTTGACAGAACGGAATTGGTTTTAAGTATCTTGACAGTGTCCTTGACCGTCTTGCCGGTGGTGTAGTCGTATATCTTGTCCTGTACGTCGTAGTGGAACTTGTTCTGGGACTCGGACTCAAATATGTAATCCAGTTTCCTGTATGTCACGGTGTAAGTGTTGCCATCATTGGTGAACTTGAACCACCAACTGGCGTCGAGATTCGTGCCCGTCACATCACCGGCGTTTCCGAGGCTGAACACACTGCTGGCACTGAGGTTGGTTGACGTGATGACCTTCCAGGTCTCTGTGTCCACATCGTATCTCAGACCGAACTCCTCGTATGCCTCTACCCTGTCTATGATGTCCGCTTCCAGCGTGGCCGAAAATGATGTGGTGAAATTAGGGATCACGGCACTGACCACCGCGCCGTTTGGTATGATGTCATTGAGTGTGACCGGTCCAACTCCAGATTCCAGGTTTCCAACACCGCTGTTGGCGCCATCACCGACCACCGCGCCTATCTTGGCCCAGGCCCTGTCCTCCGCGTTGTCCGTGCCCGCCGTCACCAGTGAGTTGTTTAGGAACTCCCTGCTGTCGGGTGATGTGAATTTTACCAGAGCCCCGGGTTTTGCGAATTTCAAGTTGGATGTAGCGAAGTCACCTATGGACAGCGCACCCCCTGACGTGAAGTATCCTGTGTTTGTGTTGGTGGATGTGGTTGTCGAATTCCATGTGGCAGTCAACGTGCTGAGATCTTTGGTTCCGTACTTGAAGTAATAGAACTGCCTGGCATAGGCCTCCTTCAACTTGGCCTCCACAGAAGTGTCTATGGTCGACTGTATGTCGCTCCTGTTGTTGAACGTGAAAGTGAACTGCTGTGTGCTCTCTTCCCTGTACAGTATGCCGTCCTCCGCGAACACACTAACGTTGGAGTATGCCCCTGTTGGATCCAGTATCTCCTTGGCCCTTGATATTCCTGACGCTGTTCTGTTTACAGATCTGACTTTAACGATCTCCTGTGAGGCGGACAGTGGTACCACCTGGTAGTCCTCTGCTGTGATCATCCTGTTCTGTGAGTAGTAGACCTGTGCGGCCTTCTCCCTGATGGAATCGTTTGATTCCGTGGCCGCGGCGTTGTACACACTGGCCTTGAGGCTCATTGTTATTGTTAAAGTCTGTTGTGCGCCATTGGCGTCCGTGTATGGCACCGAGACCTGTATGTTCTGCATGTCCGCCGGTTGTATCGCGTACTTGGCGTTGTCACTGATCCTGTGGTATGTCCTGAAAGAACCCAGTGGTAGGTTAGAGAAGTTTCCGTCTCCGAACACCAGGTCCACGGCGTCGTTGTTCTTTGTGACCACGTTGTAGATATTCCTTTCAGCGGCCGCCAGTGAATTGTAGATGGCGTTGTTGCCTGTGAGTGCGGGCACCTTGGTCCATCTCTCAGCGATCTGACCGAACTGGTCCAGTTTGTACAGCCATACATCCGTGTCGTTGATGTTTGATGCGGCTATGGATCTCACGTAGTTGGTCACCGCCGTGTCCACGGTGAAGTCCGCGTACTGCATCGTGCCCTGCTTGAACAGGAAGAAGAATCCGGTGTTGTTAGAACTGTCACCAGCGCCGTCTGTCCTGAAGGTGTATGTGAGTCCCGTTCCCGGTATGGGATCGCTCTCGTATATTGAATCTGAATTATTGATAGTAGAAGGCACTATCTCGAACTGCCTGCTAATACCTCCCACAGATTTCGTGTACTTGAACAGAGGCAGGTCGGTCTGGTTGGAACTGAGTGTGTATACCTCCGTGTCTATTCCACCTATGGATCCGGACTCCCTGGGATTGCCGAACAACTGTCCGGTCTGGTTTGCGGCATTCAGTATCGCAGTGAACTGTTCCCTGTAGTTGGAATTGGCAGAGTCATTCCAGATGATGGTCTGTGTGGCCAGGTTCGTGCCGGTTGAGTCTAAGACGTCCTGTGTCGTGGATATTGAATCAATTTTTAAAAGTCCTGTTGCCGGCTTATTCCTCTTGGCGTTGTAGTTTATCAGCCTCGCTAATCTTAATACTGAATTTCTCCTCTCCGCGGTCTCCAGGAAGTTCTCCCTGGCGTTGAGGTCAACCCTGAATGATAGCGCTTGAGCTATGTAGGCTATGAGATCTATCAGCGCGACATATTCAGAACTTTCAACGAAATCGTTGAAGTCGTCTGGGTAGTTCTCCTGTAGGTAAGCCACCATGGTCCTTCTCAGCGTCTCGAAGTCGTATGATTTAAAATCCGCCTGTTGGAATGCCTGGTAGATCTTCCTCCAATCCTCCGCGACTAGTAATCTATTTTGTCTGTCTGTAGTGGCCATACTGTTTGTATGGATATTTATGTGATAGATTATCTACGTATATTAAGATAGACGTAGCAGGGCATTCTCGTCGAAACTGAACTTCAGTTTCTCCGTGATGTTGAGCGGAACATAGGTTATAGTGGCCTGTATGGCTATGCCCTTGTCCGCCTCCTGCACCTGTATGTCTTCTGTGGATATCCTGGGATCAGCATTTAGGTTCTGTGTGACGTCCTCTAATATGGCGTCTCTGAGCGCTTCCGTGAATGGTTCGAAAAGAGCATCGTATATGATGGTGCCGAACTCGGGGTTCTCCACTCTCTCGCCCTTCCTGACGGAAAGCCTATTAATCAGGTCTTGTTTGGCGACCTCGAAGTCGTACAGTTTGAAGTTCTGGCGGTCAGCACGACTGCTGAAACCCTTGAAGGTCACTGTCTTGTTGCTCAATCCGTTGTCTGATCCGTTGTCCCCGTACGCCATTATTGTATCCTCCTGAACTCCACGTCGACCTTGCTGTAGTCAACCATGTAGTATCCCGTGTCGGTCATGATCCTGGCCCATGGCACCTCCTGTGCCATCACACCCTGCCACGTGCCCGACGTGTGCTTGTATTTAAACTCGTAGATGTTGATTCCTGACGGGGACTTACCAATCAATCTGATGTCTTCCTTCAATCTCACGTCACTGAATCCACCGAATCCACCACCGGTGAAGAAACTCTTCACGGCGTTGAACGCCCCTGCGACATTTCCGCCCCCGAACAACGCGGGCAGTTTCATGGCACCGAGCTTGGCGCCCAGGTTAGTGAACGCTCCCGCCTTGATGCCCTGTAGTCCCAGTTCCCTCGCCGAACTTCCACCCAGTCCCGCCAGGAATCCCTTGGCCTGGCTGGCCACTGCGTTTATCGCCGTCTTCTGTATGGTCGACGTGACCTGTCCCGCCACCACGTTCTTGAACACGTTTGTGGTGGCCTTGATGTCTCCCAGTGATGCTATGTTGGCGATGTTGATGTTGCCCGTGATTCCAGATATGTCTATGCCCCCGATGTTGGTGGGTATGCCCACCCTCTCGTATATGATACTACCGTCCTGGGGGTCCACTCCTATGGCCTTCTTGGTCAGGTTACCCGTGACCAGTTTGTTCAGTGAATCTTTCGCGGTGTTGGCCAGAGCCTTGCTTCCCGCGTCGGTGGCGAAACCTTTGAAATCTCCCGACAGTATCTGGCTGGTGTCCCCCAGTGCGAACAATTCTCCCGCCTGATTGACGAAAACGTTGTCTTTGAACAGTTCCACCACGTCTGATCCCGTCACGGTGTCGATGACCTGGTCAGCCAGTTTCTTGGTGTTGTCGTTGAGCACATCCGCCACGGAGTCTGACACGTCAAAACCTTTGAACTTGTTGCTGA